TTTTCTTTGTCATTTTTAAATCTACCCATACCTCTTGCTGTTTGAAAAATTATATAATGTCCCGCTAAGTATAGATTATTAATTTTTTTAATTCTTTCAATGATTGGTTTCGCTTCTGAGTAGTCGCCTTCTATCAATGTGCAAATAGTTCCGTCAATGTCAAACACGTAAGTTTTCATATTCTGTCCTTGTGATTGTATAACAACCTAATTTTGTTACGCTCAAAGAAGCACATTTGTTAGCTGTTTTTATCGACTTAATAATATCTTTAGTTTCTAGCCATCTTACTGCTAATGCTGCTAAAAATACATCTCCAGCTCCGCAAACATCATGTACTTCGACTTTATCTACAGGATAGCTTTTACCTAGATAAGTACAACCTCTTGCGCCTAATGTTGTTATTAACTCAGCCGTTTTACTTTTATGTTTCATCGAGATTGATTCGATTTCGTTAATTTTTATTACACAGTTTTGAAAACTGGATAACATTTGTCTTTTTGTATCTACAAAAATTTTGCAATCTTTAAATTTTTCACACAAAGAAGTTATTGTTTTTTCGCTTAAATAACCTTTATTGTAGTCTGAAATTACAATTAAATCGTAGTCTTGATCTGTTATTTCAGAAACATCTAGAGGAAGCAACTCTTTTTCAATATCATATCTCATAATTTGATATTTTGATTTTTCATCAATATACCTAATCTTTTTAATTTTTTTAATTGAATTACAATAAAAGTGAACTTCCGTATTACTTGACATCTCCTGTATGTTTTTATGCACATTTCCAGACATTCCCAACCTGTATTCTTTTCTTGACTTTTTCAATACTGGTACTGGAGCTTCTGGACTAAGTCTATTGACTTCTCCAAAAACATAAACATCTTGGCATATTTCACCCACCAGTAATATTTTGTATGGCTTTTGTTGTTGAATAACCTGGGACATTATTAAATATCTTTACCTCACAAATATCTTTTCCTACGACATCTTGGGGTTTATAATCACCACCTTTAACTATGACATCAGGATTAACTTCTCTAATTAGATTATAAGGTGTATCTTCTTTAAATACAATTACTTTGTCAACGTATTTTATACTTTCTAACATTAGTTTTCTATCTTGCTGGTTGTTTATCGGTCTTTTATCACCCTTTAACCGTTTTACGCTAGCATCGCTGTTTAATCCAACAATTACAACTTTACCCAAACTATGACAGTATTTTAATAATTCAATATGTCCTCTGTGAAGAACATCAAAACAGCCGTTAGTAAAAATTATTTTTCCAGACATAATTCTTCCTGAATTAAGCGCACGATATTAGTTAGATCATAATTTTCAGCATCTTTTTTACAATCAGGACACTCTGTCTTTAAACCACACGGACCGTGTGAAGATATGTTAACATTGATATTTTGCGGGTAAGCCACCATTTTTTCTGACTGATAACCGGTTATTATAACTATTGACTTTGTATTTACAGCTGTTGTTGCATGCACTAAACCACTTTCTGTTGCCAAAAACAATTCTGATCTCTCAATTACTGATATTGCCTGCCTAAATGATGTTTGTCCTGTTAAGTCTACTACGTTGTTCAAGACAGGGGTACCTGCGTTACCGACCTGGACGATTTTTATTTTATTGTGGACTGCATTTACAATTTCTTGCCATTTTTCAAACGGATAATTTCTATTTGGCGTGTAATTATCTTTTGAAAAGGGTTCTATTGTGATGTATTTTTCACCTTTTAAAATAGAATTGTGGTAATCTCTTGCCCATTCTTTTTCTAAGTCACTTAATTTTACAACACATTTTAGTTCTGGTTCTTTTATACCATAACACTCACAAATTTGTTCAATTATATGCTTATCATACCTATGAAGAGCTTTTGTTGGTGTGTCACTTTTGCAGTAATTTGCGTGAGGATTATTCAAAATAAGAGGAAACAAAAAAACGTTTTCATCATCGCTATCACCTTGGAAAAAATCAGAATTATTATAAAAGGAAGGACTTTTAATTAATTTTAAAAAATTACCGTGTTGTTCTACTGGTAACATTTTTACATTGTTATTGGCAACAACTTTTTTAATTTCTCTAGCTGCTGCTGTCCAAGTCAAATAACCACCAAGACCCATTACTTTAATTCCTTCATTATGTTGAAATATTTACTTACACATTTTTGAAAATTATTTCTATTATTAGTTTTAATCTTAACTGATTTTGAAAAATCCATAGGTGGAGGACGATATAATGCGATGGGCTTAAAATCCCACTCATCTTCAATTATTAATATCCCATCATTGACAACCTCTTTTGTTCCACCAGTACTAGAGCATACAATTTGACAGCCGGAAGACTGTGCATCCACAACTACGTTAGGGCAGTGATCTAGGTACGCCAAGTGAACAAATGTAGAAGAACGTCTATACAGTGATAGTAAACTCATATAGTCTAGTTCACCCATTAAAATTATCCGTTTATCATTTGGGATTATTGCTTTGGCGTCGTCCATTCCTATTGCGCCCGCAATTGCAAAAATAGCATCTTTAGGTGCGAATTCTAAAAAGTATCTAATATTCTCATTCAATCTTTTGTGTGGTCTCCAGCTAGAAGCACAACTCCAAACTTCTGTATTTTTACCGAACCTTTTATCCCAAAACCTTTTATTCGCAGAATTTATTAACCTACTGTCACTTGCATTATTAATTACGTGACTATTTTTGTGAATACCGAACCAAGCTTCAACTAGCTTCTTATTGAACTGGGATTGAAAAACTACTGCGTCTGCGTTATTGTAGGAATAGTGAATAATTGCGTTTTGCTTATTATATTCCTGTTCAGAATTAAACCATATTCCATCCAAGCGTAGCAGCATAGGTTTAACCTTAGGTAGTTGCTGTTGAATTAAACAGAATTCAACGTCGGCTTCTTCTTGATTACTAAACGTTACATTATCTTTCTCAACTAAAGATTTGAAAAGCGTTCTGGTGAATTTATTTGGTCCACTATTTGATTCAGGGTTGAAATTGTGAGTGAAAACTTTCAAGTGATATATCCTCTAGCTCTTACCAAGCGTATTGCATCCATTTGATTCTTTTCTTTCCAATCTCTTACTTTTAGAGAGTTAGAGTTAATTCTATACAAGTAACATATTTCATCTAAAAACATTCTTTTTCTTGCCAAGTAAAGAATAGGAAGAAAGAGTGCTTGGTCATAGCCTCTTTCGAACCAGTTACCTTCCATGTCTTGAAAATTGCGTGGATTAATTTTTTTAAAAACATTTACATTGAATGTTTTTAAATGCGAACTTACCCATGGGTATTGGTATGGGTTTAAATTATCAGGGAGTTCTTTCGATATATTCATACCGTTAATATCCCACGTGTGAGATGTCCACAATGCGTCTAAATTTTTATCTTCTTCATATGACTTTAATATTAATTCAACAGTGTTTTCATTACACAATGAATCGTCTCCGTCAAGAATTGCAATTATCTGTTGGGATGATTTGTTGTAATTTTTCAAGTAATCATAAATACCTTTTAGCGCAAATTTTTTGTGATCGTGATTAATAACTGTTACTCTTTCTCTCTCATCAGCAAGTACAATTTTATTAGCAATTTCAAATGTATCATCAGTCGACATGTCGTTTAAAATAACCCAATCCCAATTAGGGTTAGATTGTTCTTTTAAAGACTCATAACATTCTTCGAGGTGAAAAGATGCATTATAAGTTGGTGTTACAAAACACACTGTTTTTCTCATTTAGTTTCTCCTTCCGATTTTAATTTGTGTAGAATCTTGGAGTGACCTTACTGATTCTTTAATGTGTTCTCTTCTACTTTCTAATTCAGAAGTACTTCTTAATATATGAAGAGTATCTTCTTCAAGTGTAGATATTAAATTCAAGTCTGCTAAAAAAGGATCCTTTTCTAACTCGTCTACCACTTTGTTAAGTTTCTCTGCTAATGTTCTACATTTAGTTCTTAATTCAACGTCACATTTGTTAAAAGATTGCTGACTTTGTATAAAAACTTGTGAAAAAACTTGAAATAAATTTTCTGATTGCATTACTTTCTCTCCTCAAGCCAATTTTTAATCAAATCAGGATGTCCTGATTCTATTTTATACCAAGGTGTGGGCCTGCTAAAGTCTATTCTGTTGTGAAATATCCAACCACCTAATTCATTATTCATTTTTTCTGCTAAATTTACAATTTCTTCATCTGAGACTTCAGACCAACACTTGTCAAAAAACATGTTATTTTCCGGAATATCATCAGTTACTTTGTTATAAATACTTGCCCAATGTTTACTCCAATAATTTTTGTATGTGTATATTTTTCTTTTAATGTCAAACCAAGAATAGTGGTGAACAGTTGGCAATTCTCTAGCAGCAGAATTAATAAAGTTACTATAATTTTCTAAATTCTTATCTCTAAAGTTTCTATCATTTAATATTTGTTGTCTTATCTGTTCGTGCTGGGGTGTATAAAAATTCATATGCGGAATTGGTTGGTAATTATCTGTATGTACATAATCACATCCGTCTGAACCTAGAGAAAATACGTTTCCATTTTCATCATATCTTCTATGTTGTGCAGGAATGTCGTGAGTGATATGTGTATCATTTCTTGATAATCTCCATTTCCATGGATTTACATCAACTCTAACCTTATCCTCCTTACCCCAGTAATCAATTACAGGTAGGCATACAAGTTTAACAGACTTTGGTATCTGTCTAGCAAGCTTTTTAACTTTGTCATAATCATTTTCGTGCACAACCTCATCAATATCCATTTGCCAACACCAATCTCCTTTGCATAATGAACGTGCAACGGCTTTTTGCTGACCGTCAAAAACTGCAAACCTGTAGTGATCCCAGTCTCTTTTAAACTGATATATTCTTAACTTTTCTTCTACCATCGCCAAAGACTCGAGTGCTTCCCAAGTGCCATCAGTACTGCCACCGTCGACAACTACTACCTCATCACAAAAAGCTAACAAAGATTGAATTGATGCTTCCCAAGGATAATCACTTGATATCACATTCTTCGTAGTAGTATATCCACTTAACATTATGTCTCTATCAATAAAGTTAGATATCTTATCCCAGAAAACTTGGGGTCGACTAAGTAAATACGATTCGATTTCGTCAATGTCACTTGTGAACCAATCTTCATTCATGTGTTGTACATTATCATTAAGTAACAATTCCAAACCTAAAAGTGAAGCTTCAATTACAGTCCTGGGGCACGTATCACCGCCAAGTGGTTGAAATGACAATCCGTGAAACTCTGATAAGGACTTTAATAAATCATAATAGGATAAGCTTCCAAGAACTTCTACTGTACTTTCTGGAAACGTTTCAGTAACAGCAATTGAACTCTCTTCAACTCCTTTAATCCAACTATTTCCATCTATAACTGCCCAATGATTTTTACTCCAACCATTCGTTTCTCTTGAATTTCTAAGCCTTTCAATATATTCTAAGTCATCAACAGAAAAAATAGAACTTAGCACTGTCTGTTTATTGTCTTTTAAAAAAGAAAACCTCTCATGATAAATTTCAGACTGTCTTTGTGACATCCAAAAGATATGTTCAGATCCGTGTAAAAAAGCAGAAATAATTTTTCCTAGTTGTGTATCATTACAGTCACAATTTTTACTAGTTTCTCTTTTATGTAAGTCAATTGATCTATACTGACAGAATTTATAATCATATTCTACGATTGCATAATGACAGTTTGCGACAATTAAAGGTATAAGGCTGTGATCCATACCCCTGTAGTTAAAAAATACCCAGAATTTACTTGCACCTTGTTGAATTACTTCTTGTGTTACTTCATTTGACTTTATTTTGCATGTTTTATACGGTGAAACTTCGAATAACGCTTCAGTTGTTCTCTCAGCACCGCCACCATAATCTTCAAGAAACATATCAGCAACAAATACAACATCAGCACTACTAAAATTTTCCATACAATCTCCTACTTTGTAAGAAATTATAATCTATTTGTTGATAAATTAAACTTTAATGAGCAAATTTCTTAGTGTCTTACGTTTCATACAAGAAGGAATTAACAGACACCCAATTAAACTGACAAGTTCCTCCGGCATTCCAGTTTCCTTGAGGTGTTAAGCTTATGATAAAAGCATCAGTTGGATTATAGTTGGAGCCTGAGAAGTTAAAATTAATATTTTTATTTGCATTGACATTGGCATCAGAAACAAGAACGTGCTCAACTGAGTATGCACTTGCTGGTGTCGAGGCGTCAGCTTCGTCAGCAAAGATGTAAAGTTTTGCAAGTAAATTGCCAACACTAGAGAGTGCTGTGTTAAAGGAGCCTCTTACAGTTAGTTTGTCAAAACTACCGCTAAAAGGACAAACAAAAATAAAGTTATCCCCTGATGATATTGAACCCTCTGTTCCACTGGTTGTACTTAAAAATTGCTCTGTAGTATTTGACAAATTTAGTCGCGCGCCACCCCTGTTAACGTCTTTAAAAACGGACTTATTAGTTTTATCATATATATTTCCACTTACGACTAAGTCACCTGATACTAAAGTTACAGATTTTGATGCTGTTACACCTTTTGATCCAGCTGATCCGCTAATTAAAACACCTACATCGGTTCCATATGTGTTTGCAGGAGTTTCATATCTAATGTCAGCGTCAAAGACAGAATTCAAAACAACTGGCGGTGAGTCGGTACTATTTCCTACAGTGACACCTACTGTAGATGTTTTAGCATATTGAACTTGCAATCCATTAGAAGCAGTAATGAAAGCATTGGCCTGAAGTATATTTCCTGTAAAAAGTAAATTAGCTTCTCCGTTAATATTATTTGTCGCACCTTTTGCTGTCAATATTCTGTTGTTTACATCATTATCAATAGTAATACCACCAACAGAATTCCCTGCACCGTCAAAAATGTTACCACTTACAACTAAATCACCACCAAATACTGATGTACCTCTTTCTGATGTCCCTTTACTGCCTGAAGATCCGGAAACGTAAAAGCTGATATCTGCCCCCGAAGTCTCTGAAGAGGTAGAATCTCCGCCAGGTATGACAAGAACCTGAGTGCTTGATATATCAACATTTGTTGCATTATTAGCGATTAAACGAATTCTATCATTATTAAACGTAATATTGGTATTGGTATCGCTCTTGTGCGCGATGCCGCTAGGAGTAATCAGAGAAGCACCTTCCTCGAGGGTCACATCTCCGGAGAAGTACGAAGCTCCGGAAACAACTAAATCACCTGCATTTAATATTGTACCTCTTGTACTAGTACCACGACTACCAACTGTACCACTTAGTAATACCTTGACATCATTACCAACCCCTGGTTCACTTCCAAAATCTGTACTTAAAAATCTTCCTAAAGCAACTGCATCCTTACTTGCATCTACAAATACCAATGAGTGGTCTGTGTCACCCTTTACAAAAAAGTCATTTGTTGCTAACAGACTATTGTTAATTACAACGTCACCCTGTTCATATGCAACAATACTGTATGTTCCGGAGCCATCTCTTACTCCAAAAAACCTTGATCCAGAGGAATCACTATCGCCGTCGATGGTTAATATTATACTACCTTGTGCGTTTATATCGAAGTTATTTTCTGCCTCAATTTTAATTCCATCGAGATTATCGCTTTGCATTCTTATATTACCAGTGACAAATAAGTTACCGTTAACTCTTGCTTCACCTGTTACATCAACACCACTTAACAATACACTAGAACCACTTGTAACGAGATCACCGGCGGCTAAGGTTACTCCTCGAGTTGATCCACCTCTTGAACCTCCTGATCCGCTTAACAATATCTTGACATCAGTACCAACACCTGATTGTGTTCCAAAATCTGTACTTAAAAATCTTCCTAAAGCAACTGCCTCTTCACTTGCATCTACAAATATCAATGAGTGGTTTGTGTCTCCTTTTACAACAAAGTCAGTTGTGGGTGACATGTCGAAGTTTACAGTGGTTGCAGCGTTTTCGTACACAATTAACTTGTAATTGCCTCCGCCATCTCGGATCCCAAAATAAGATCCGTTTCCACTATTATCACTATCTGAATCTAACTTCATAACAATATTGTTTTGTGCTTTTAACTCAAAAGTATTTTCTGTTTCAATATTAACGCCGTCAAAATTATCAGATAACATGTGAATATTACCTGTCAAAATCAAATCTCCGTTAATGTTTACGTTTGGTGAGTTAGTATTTACCTTAAGTACATCAGTACCATCTGCTTTTCTAAAAACTGCGGATTCATCTGAATTAGTATCTGGTTCTACATACATATTACCTGTTACAAAAAAGTCACCGTCAGCAACAGAATCTACCTCTATTACTTGTCTTTCAGCATATAATGTACCAGAAACTACTACATCCCCACCAAAAAGTGTTGCGTTAGTTCTTGAATTGTTATTGTTACTAATGTTTCCCGATACAAATAGGAAGACATCAGAACCTACATTGTTAAACATTGCTGAATCTGAAGTTCCGCCTTCACGATTTGACGCAATGGAACCACTGTACATTGCAATACCTGCTGATGTGCCGGCTAGACTTCCTGTACCGATTATTTTACTAGTTTCTAATTGACTTGCTCTAAAATCTTTTGTTGCCATTTTTTATCCTTAGTTGAATCCAATAACAGTGTAATACAATGTGCCGATAAATTTTTGAGAAAAATTAATTCTAGCTGTTGTCTTTGTTTTATTAGAAATAAAAACATTTACATCAACAGAAGCTGATGCAGTTATTGCGGGTATATTAATTAAACCTAACGTACCATAATTTATATCAACGTAATCAACATTGTTGATTGCATCGCTACATGTAAATATCCTAGGTAATGATGTTGACATGATTACGGGTCCTGTGAAACTACTTGAAAATTAACTTTACCAGTAAATGGTGCGCTTGTTTCAAAAGAAACAGACGACGTAGTTATCGATGTTATGAAAACATTTACATTTGCTGTGCTGTTGGAAAGGTTATCAACTGCTACTGCAGTGATGACAGGTGCATTTGAAAAAGTAATCGTTGGATCGGCTGTTGTGTATGTGAAGGTCACAGGACCACTAGAATTTGTGAATGTTACTTCACCAACAACCATTTTAAAGTTTGTGCTTGATACGAATTGGTCTATTGGTTTTCTTCTTATGAAACTGTATACCTTTCTAAACCTATTTGCATCACGCTTTTTAAAAATATGTGCTTTTGCCATTATTTACCTCAAATAATTCTTGCTGCTACAGCAGATAAGTATGATCTTTCGCCTCTTTTCAACGCGATATGTGAGGCGCAATCTTCATTTTTAAATTTTTCAGAAACAATTGTTAAACCGTTAGACAATGCGTCAATGTATGGTGTGTCAATCTGGTCAACGTCACCCAATAAAATAATTTTAGAGTTTTCACCCATCCTAGTAATTACTGTTTTTAATTCATGGATTGTTGCATTTTGTGCTTCATCCATAATTAAAATGCTGTTATTAAAGGTCCTTCCTCTAATATAAGATAAAGGTGCAACCTCAATAATCCCTTGTTCTTTTAGGGAGTTAAATAAAGATAAGTTATTATCCTTGAGTCCCACTCTAAAATTGTCCATTATTGGCGCTAACCAGGGGCTCATCTTATCATCTGCAGTACCTGGCAAAAATCCGATATCCCTTCCTACAGGTGTAATGTTACGTGTTATTACAATTCTATCATAGTATCCGGAAGTGACCAGTGCGTATGCTGACATTAAAGTGATAAATGTTTTTCCACTGCCGGCGAGTCCTGAAATTGTTACTAACGGTAAAGAAACATCAAGAAGAGAATTTAGAGCATACAGTTGTTCTCTATTTTTGGGTGATATTCCTAATTTTTGGAAATCTTCAGAAAATTCTTTAGGCTGATTAATTTTTTCAATCTTATCTTGATCCCACCTTCCTAAAAATGAAGAACTGCCACTTTTTATGCAAAAATACTCATTTGCGTGTGGTTTTCTACCTATTTTTTCTTCGCATAGATCTACGAACTCTTCTAGAACATCACCTTCTTCACCCATACAATAGCTATATAATCTATTTATTATGCTTGCATCATCAGTGTTTATGTCAAAAAAGCCTTTAAAGACTTCAGAATTTTCTAAAACAATTTTGTCTTTATAGTAGTCTTCTGATTTAATTCCTAGCGAATCACACTTCACTCTAAAATTAATATCTTTTGTAATTAAGATTACTTTTGATGAATTTTTTTCTTGCAAATTTAGCGCTAATGATATCATTTTATTGTCTGCGTATTCTGGATCTAAGCCAACGGGTACTTGATTGAAACCTGTTAAGGCAACTCTTATAGTTTGCCCATTATCGATTTCAATGCCTTTGTGTAAGCTACCTTGTTTTCGCAAGTCATCTAAATATCGATTAATATACCTTGCGTTTTCTCCGACCAGACCTTTTTTATCTTTAAAACGATCTAGTTCATCTAATACAACTAAGGGTATTAAAACATCATTTTCTGGAAAAGAATGAATTGAATTGCAGTCGTACAATAAAACACTAGTATCAATAATAAAAATTTTTCTTTCGTTCATCTATCACCTTTTGTTAATTTGGACATATCGATATATAATATTAATTATTAAGATGGAGCTGTATAATAATGAAATGTTTTCAATACAACAATCAAAACAATAAAAATTGTAGTAAAAATAACTGTAGATACTGGATTAATAGCAAAATTAATAAAAATTGTTGCTTAATCGCTTCCAGTGGTAGTAATAATATTAATTCACAAATAGAAAAATTTACGCTGCAAGATATAGGTGACATATTTAAGGTTACTCGAATGAGGATATGTCAAATAGAAAAAATTGCAATTAAAAAACTTAAAGATAAATTTTCTAACTTTGAATAATAAAAAAGTCACACTAAGTGTGACTTTTAAAATATTGAATGTATAAAAAACTTAATTTACTCTTTACTTGTGTCAAGAGAAGTCTTTACGATATCAGAAGCTAGTTTTTTTGCTTGACGCAAACCCTTTCTTGCTCTGACGCCGGCTGACTTGTTTCCTTGAGCATTCTTTACAACGTCTGTTTGTAAAGTTTCAATTAAAACTTTTAATTCTTCATACTGCGAAATTAGCGCTTCATTCATTGACATACCTTCCTCCTACTCTAGAATAATCTTTGGTTTGTTGTCCTTTACATTATTATCTGCTTGTTCGTCTTTGTTAATTGTTTCTCTATATTTTTTTAATGTTTCAACTATATTTTTTAGTGCTTCGTTATTTTCTAAGCTTAAACAAATCCCGTGAATGATATCATATTTTTGTTGTTCAGTGACACCAAAATTAATTATTTCTTGTACTATTTCTCTAGATTTTTGTTTTTCTCTTGCTAATTTTTCTAACTTAACAGAATAACTCATATTTCTTCTCCAACTATTGTGTTATTTAAAACCTCTGATGCTATTTTAAATTTGTCCTCACTGTTTAAAGTCAAAACTTTTAAATGATGGACGTCATCAATAATTTCTCTTTTTATAATGATACTTTTAGGAAATAAATGATTATCAATAACTTCCTCAGATTCTTCATATATGTCAATTGTTGAATTGTATTCTTTCAGCAAGTTTGTCAATTTTTCAGGCAAACTTAAAGAAACTTCACTTATAGATCTGACACTTTTAACGTCTTCTTTACCTAGCTTTATTTTAGACTTGCAAAACTCTTCAACATAATGAGTTACGCCGCAATTGTTACAATTAACATACTTTGGTGTCACTTTTGATGTTTTTTCATCAAATAAACTATAAACTGCAAATTTATGGTACACTACAGGTTTTGTATTTTTGTACAATGGTAACACACAGTGACACTCGATTAAATGACGTTGTCCGGGCATTGTTAATTTAGTGCATTCTCAATCTGACCTGATGCTTTTACAAAAGAATTTGTTAAACTAGTTTCTATATAGTAACATATCTTTTTTAAATCATCTTGTGATATATCAACAGCACCTTTATTTTTTGCTTCAATTAGATCTGTAACTACTTGTTCTTTCATGAAAGAAACAACGGTAGCTACTGAAGTCATAACATTTGATCGATCAATAACTTTTGTATTGTTCTTATTTTTCTTTGCTGGCATTTTTTCTCTCCTAGACAATAGCTGCATGAATATTAGTAAATTTACTTATCAAACTTTTTCTTTTGCTCTCTACAATATTAATAAAATGGTCGGGTATGTAAAATTTTTGGTCGTTAAGATTGACGATTCTCATTTTTAATTTTAAACAGGCAATAAACCTAAAAAAGTAATCAATTCTTCTAGAATAATTTGTGTCACTCAATAACTGCTCCGGAACATAAAAATTTATGCGATTCCCTGTGAACATTTTAAGCCTATTCTGTAACACATCAATTCTTACATCAGGCCTTGTTTCAGCTTCTTCAATTCTTTTTTTCAGAAACTTTCTATGACTTTCTATCTTTGCTTTACTCGCGACAGGGTTAATTGCGATGTGATTTTTAAAAAAAGATATTTTCTTTCCAAAATCTAAGTCCTTGCTTACTTCTTGTGATATCGTTTGACCTAGGTCACTTGTTACTACACTTGAATCGTGTATTGCAGCAATGTCATTGAGTATATTTAAGGATGATTCATCATTAACGTTTAAACACACTGGTAAAACTCTAAATCTCCCCATATTATTATTCTTCAATATTGTCTGTTTTACTTCCTCAGACATTCCAAAACAAAACAACACATACGGTTCTTTTGTGTTGTTAGCTTTATATAATAAATGATGAATCTCACCAATCGATTCAATAATACCGTTTATAATAATGAATCTGTAGTTTTTAATATCTTGACCTTTGATTTTACTAAAAAAAGAAAAGTCATAATCAATATTAAAAATAAAGTCAGATAAACATTCTACTAGAAACGTGTCACCGCGGTATTTTTCAATGTTAATACTTCTATTTAAATTTGTATTTGAAAAAAACCAATTTGCTATATTTTCAATCACATTTGAATTTAAAGAACTGATAAATTTATTCTCATCTTTTTTTGAAAAAATAAAACTCCCACCACTGATCTTTGTGTGTTTTATCTGAAATAATTTGTGAAGCATATAGTCCCCTAAGTAAGGATACATTTTTTCGCAATTATAGTATTCTTTAAGTATTATATTTTTTAAACACTCTTCCAGGCTGTTTTCTGGTATAATATTTAAGTAATTAAGTGCAGTATCATTAATAACAACATCTTTATTATATAAAACACTTGATTTGTCAATTAAATTTAAGAAGTCGTCTTTCTGTTTTTTAAAAATACATGCAATGTCGTCATTACCAATAAATACTTCTTTTTTATGAATCTCGCCAGAGGTTGTTACTTGCATAAGTTAATATCTCCTCAGCAGAACTTTCGTTATAACCATATTCTTCAATTAAAGTACCAATCATATCTGTGTATTTCTTTTTCTGATCATCATCTCTTGACTTTGAACGTGTCACAATACGCGCTATATCTTTAACAGATGTAATTAGATACTGTTCAATTGCTTCTTTAAGTGGCCCATAAGACTTATAGTCTACTGTTTCACCTTTTCTCATTTTAGAAAACATATAAGCAGTTACATCGTTTCTAAATCCGTCTCTAGCAGATCCTGTAACACTGATCATTTCTTCTATTGTTCTCATAAATTTTTCGTCTGGATCGCGTTCTTCCCTAGTGATTTTATCCTTAACTCTAGTCTTTGTTGTATAACACTCAGCATTATCTAAATAAGAATCAAATAACGATTGTGCTTGTTCTTCATAAGCAGTAATAAATGCTTTTGCTATTTCTGTTTCTAGAATTCTCAAATATTCTTCGCGAATAACTTTTTGTAGAATTTCAAGATATCTTGTCTTCGCGTCTTCGTCAATTATCTGTTCTTTGACTTGTTTAATTAGAGAGTCTACTACATTAATAGGCGTGATCATTTCGTTGTCAGAATCTGAAAGTGCTGAATCTAAAGCTTTCATAATAAATCTTGTGGATATGCCCTCCATCCCTTCATGCTTTGCTTCATCTTTAAGGTCTCTAATGTCAACCTTTTTAACTCTTCCCTTTTCAATAATTGCTTCACCATTGTATATCTTCATTTTTGTCAACATGTCACACTTATTAGAAGGTTGGAGCCGGCTCATAACTGAAAACATTGACGCTACTTTTAAAGTATGCGGGGCGATGTGTGCATTTCTAAAGTCTGACCTTTTTATCATTTTTTGATATATTTTCATTTCTTGATCTAACTCTAGCACATAAGGAACATTTATCTTAACAACCCTATCTAAAATTGCTTCATTAGTATGTTCAGATTTAAATCTATTCCATTCACTTTCGTTACAATGAGCGAGAATTACTCCGTCGAAAAAAACCATATCATGCTTTCCAGGCGTTGGAACACGTTTTTCTTGTGTTGCTGTTAGCATAGTGTGTAAAAATTCAATTTCGTTTTTAAACACTTCAACAAACTCAACAATACCCCTGTTACCTACGTTAAACGCACCGTTTAAGGAGAGTACGCGTGGGTCATCTTCAGGATAAAGATCTAGTTTACTAATGTCCTCAGTTCCAATTAATACAGAAGTATCCTGTGAATTGGCATCCATAGGAGGAACTACAGCAATTCCTCTCCTACCCCTCTGAGAAAAAGTAGATTCAACAACTTTAAAATTCTCGTATTTACCTTCGTATTCATTTAATAACTTCCATCTAGCAACTGGACTTAAGTCACCCTCTATTGTTACCCCTAAAATATCTTCCATGTCATTTCGTAAAGATCTAGGAATTAACTGCAGGGGTTCACCTCTCTGAGGATCTCCTTCTAGATGAAAGTATCTTTGGCCATCAAGCGCGCTTTTAATATGTTCTGTGAGTGCTGATTTTCCGGCGCCTACTGGGCCCATTAAAAGAAGAACTTGTCTACTTTCTTCACCTTTGTGTGCAGCTGACTTAAGAAATCTCATTAACTTATTAATTACCGATTCCATTCCAAAGAATTCTTTCTTGAAGTAATCGTATGTCCTTATTTTATCACCATTAAAAATATCTCTATACACATCTGAGTCGACATCTACAGTATCGATACCATGACTACAAATTGTTTCATACAATCTTTTGTGCGCTAATTTTATTTTATCTGGATTATCTCTAATTAATTCTAAATACTCTATAAATGTACCTTCAAATTTTTCCTTCTTTTTTTTGTTTCTTTGATTCTGTATGAGTTTTAACAATTCATTTTTGCGTGCCATAAGATATACCTCTCCTGTTTCATATATTAATTAATACGTTCTGGGTGTAAAATACTTAAATTTCCCAAACTTCTTCTTCAATAATTGTAAAAAGTTTAACTTCTTTGTCCCAAACTTCTCTAATATGGTCCATTACTTTATCTGCATAGTCTAAGTCTAAGTCTCTTCCATCGTGTTCGTGTTTAAGAACTAATGCACCGTCACTATCTACTCTGTCGACGTATATGTGAGGTATCATATTAATACCGGTGTTTCTAATCATTTCATTCCTAACTGTCTTCCAATCGTCATGGTCTGTTACTTCAGAAACAACCGCACTGCCATCTTTTTTATTTTCATATGCGAAGAAATTTAATTCTCTAAAATCTTCTTCGTCTAATAACATTCGTAAAGCAGCTACGTCGTCGTGATTATCTCTTACTTCAAAACACTTTTCTAAACCGTGTTCTCTTTCCATTTTCTGAAAAATATAAAAACCTACATGATATGGGTTAACACCACCTAGATGTGGCCTGACGACTGCATTGTGCATTTTTAAAAACGGTAAGTGCATTGAATCTGGTAATTTTAAATCATGAAGTATTTTGTAATGCCAGAAAGATGCCCAACCTTCATTTAATATTTTTGTCTGTATTTGTGGCATAAAATACCAACTGTCTTGTTTTACAATTTCTAATAAGTCTAACTGCCAGTTTCTAAATTTGTCCGGATAATACTCTGTAAAAAAAGAAAGCATATCATGATCAGGTTTTAGTAATCTTCTATTTTCTAATCCTTCATAGTCCAATAAAATACCCTTTTCTTTATATACATTGTATCTTCTAATCTCTCTGTCTTTTATTTCTTTACGTGTTTGTCTTGGTACACCGTATCGATTTGTCTGGTATTTTATCGCGTGGAGATTATCCAAAAAGGATTCTACTTTTTCTTGTCCTATTAGAGGATCCTCAATATAACCTTGTATTCTCTTTTTTGCATTTCTCATTCGAGAAACGATATGTTCAGGATCAGTATCTTTAAAGCATCTATTGTTTTTAAAGAAATCGCTATGTCCTACGCAATGTGCCATAATTAATATCTGCAAGTAAAGTGGATTTTGAAGCATTAAATACGCAATCGACGGGTTTGAATTTATGATCATCTCATAAGGTAAACCACTTTGTCCCATATTGTAGTTTAAATGTGTTCTTTCAAAAGTTTTTCCGTAAGACCAATGATTGTAGTGGCTAGGCATTCCGTGATATGACATATGTCCAATCATCTCATAATAGTCACAGATTTCATATGTAATTTCATGCCAGTCTAAACCATAGCCCTCTGCAATATTACATATTTTATCATCCCACTCTTTTAAATCTTTTGTTGTATACTCAGATAAGCTCATATTTACCTCCAAATAGTTTAGAAAACTGGGGCCATACATCTTTTTTATTTCTCAATCTTACTATTTTAAATTTATCGCAAGTTAAAGGTTCAAAAACTTTAGCCATCTCTTCTCCCCACATTGATTCTTGTGAACCTTTAATCTGAATATAGCCAGCAAGTTGACTTATATTGATTAAATTTCTCATTTTATCTAGAGCTTTCTTGTTATCTTCGACCCAATTTTCTCCATCTGAACAGTGAAAAGTATAAATATTCCAACTTGATGGGTTAAATCTCTCTTGTATTACTTGTTCAGCTTTTTCTAAACCTGATGAGATATGTGTTCCTCCCGATGAAGCTTTTTTAAAAAAGTCATCTTCATTTGTTTCTTTAGCTTCTGTTGTATGAGATATAAATACTAACTCTATGTTCTGGTACCTGTATCTAATAAACTGGTAAAGCAAAAAGAAAAAAGATCGTGCCAAGAATTTTTTGCGCTTTGTCATTGATCCAGAAACATCCATAATCATAAATATTACTGCATTAGTTATTGGTTTTTTAGTTACCTCAATGTGTTTATACTTTAAGTCATCTTCATGAAAAGGAAATCTAGCTTCTTCATCATCTGGATTAAATGTTCCATTTTTAATTGATTGACTTTTTCTTCGTATCTTGTTTTTAAGCGTCTCTTTCTTTGATAATCTGGCATTAATACCTTTTGAACGATACCCTTTTCTTTTTATCCTCTCAGATGTCACAGTGTTATTCTGTTTCTTACTAAGTTCAGGTAGGTTTAAATCATCAAACAAGTACTTTGCTAACTCATCTAATGAAACCTCGACATCGTAGTATTCTTCTCCTGCTTCATTACCGGGTTTATCTGGCTTACCTTTACCTTTACCTTTCTGATTAGGTTTTCTTACTACTTGACCTTTTTGTATATCTTGACCTTGTGCTGATCCAACTCCTTTAGTACCATTACCCGTTCCATATATGAACTGGTATTCTTTGATACCTCTAACAGGTATTTTAATTTTCTTTTTACCATCTTGACCAATAATACTTTCTTCAGCGACAATATCATGTATGCCTTCTTTAATTGCTCTCTCAATCTTTTCTTTGTGCCTTCTTCTATCTGAAGCTGATCGATCAGCAACTGTTTTATGATTCTTAAATACTGACATAATTTTTCCTATACTTAGTTTTATCTTATATAATTATAATTAATAAAGAGAATAAAGAAAGGTATATTTGTTATGAACGACAATAAAATATTTAAGATAATTTTAGAAGATTTACAAAAATTAAATGAAAAAAAGAAATCTGATGGAATGAGAAGTGTCAAAAAAGGCGCAGATAATAATCCTAAAGTTACTAAAATGGACTTTCTTCCTGACAAAGTTTTAAGAAAAATAGCTAAAGATAAAGACTTAGATGAAAAAAAGGGAGAAGAGTGTCCAGCATGTGGCCATGTTTCAAAAGGTGATGACACAAACTGTGAAATGTGTAATGAACCTTTAGATAATGTAAATTTAGAAGAAAAGAAAAAAAGAAAGAAGTCAAAAAAGAGAAAGAAAAAACAAGTAAAACACGACCCAAATTATGGAGCTCCAGAAGGTTCGAAAAGAGACTCACAGCTTGATAGAGCACGAAGAGCATATCAACGAGGAGACGTTGCAACAGCAGCTAGGATTAGAAGAAATATGGAAAAGAAAGAGAGAAGTAAAAAGGGATATAAGAATATAAAGCGTGCTGATACTGCTATAACAGAATCAAAACAAATTAACGAACTTAATGAACTAATCAATGATATGATTGAAGAAAGACTTTTAGACGAAATGCTCAACGATCTAGAAAAACATCTAGACGAAAAGCGTAAACGTAAAAAGAAAAAGAAGAAGAAAAAAGGTGGTGGATTATCCGCTGCAGTTAAAAAGTCTCTTGATAAAAAAGCTGATCGAAGATGTCTAACAAGAGGATCTGTATATTCAGAATTTAGAAAAGGACTAGCTGCTTACTTATCGTCAGGTTCTAGAAAAGGTATGTCAGCACATCAATGGGCTCATGCACGTGTTAATTCAGCAAACCCAAGTAAATCATGGGCAACAGTAAAGAAACGTAAAACTTGCCCAAAGAAAAAGAAGAAGTAATTACAAACTTAAGTCAACATCAAAAACATTGTCGCGCATGTCATAAAGTTTTTGTATATCTCCCTCGCTACGCAGTATCTTATAAATAATATTCTCGTCAGACATTTCGCCTCCTTTATCGAGTCCAGCCTGGCGCATATTATTAATCTTTTTTATAAGTTTATCGAGGTCAGCAGTGTTTCTAGTATTTTTAGCTTCATCAATTTCCATATTAATTTGTCTTCTAAGATATTTTACTTTCTTTAAAACGTTTTGCTTGTCAAAACTTTTTCGAAACTTATTAGGTTTTGTTAACCATTTGTCATCTTTGATTGAATATACACCACTCTCAACTGACTTCATATTTACATCTTGTGCAAATAACTCCACTTCAATGTTCAATACACGAATGTCGTGTCGAAAATTAAATAGTTTTTTCTTTGCCTTTAAGAATTCCTCAACTAAATCCACATCACGATTAATAGACTTTGGATCGACAATAATATGCAGGTCAATGTCTGAATAAGGTGTGTAGTTGTAGTTTGCGTATGACCCTGTAAACGTCACGTCAATGACGTCTATGGAAATACCTAGGTAGTCTACGAAAGCATCGGATATTTCAAGCAGTTGTTCTCTAATATCAGGTTTTAGCTTATCTTCTTTCCACAACTTAACACTCAATTCATTATGTGGTAGGTGTTGTTTTATTTTGCTGCTAATTGACAATTTTCATCTCCGTACATTTCACGGTACTTAAGTATCGCTTGCTCTTTAGCTTTTGCCTCAAATACAACATCTAAGTCTAGTCCATAGTCACTGACTTTATTTAAAATATAATCACTATGTGCTTGAGGTTTAACATTTAAATTTTCATTTAATGCTTTTGACTCAGAAAAATGGCATGTAGGCGTCACATTGCCCCATGTCGAAGCTGCTAACTTAACTGCTTCTTCTTCTGTTTGCCCACCTGTACAAAACTTGTGATGATGATAGTCAAATACAATAGGAACACCTAGTCGCTGATATACCTCATACAAGTCTTTTGTGCTATACATTGATGCTTTGTCGTCATTTTCTAGTGTGATGCGACACTTAACATTATCCGGTAATAAATCATAATTTTTACACCACCTGTCGATTGCTGATCTTTTATCACCGTAAGTGGCACCAATATGAATGTTTATTTTTGCCCATCTATTTTTTGGCATGCCCATTAAGTCCATTAGTTTTCCGTGCATTCTTAAGTCAGTAACAGAGCTAGCAACAACCCGAGGTTTAGGACTAGTAAGAATATTAAAAGGTCCAGGATGAAAAGATAAACGTATATTATTTTGTTTTGCATACTCACCAGCTTGATGTAGATTTTGTTTAATTTTTTGATAATCAGGTAAGTCTTCTATTTCATATTCTGAACCCCAAGGTAACAAACAGGATGATATACGAAATACCTCAATGTTGTTTTGACGATTCCATTTTAATATTGGTAATAAGTTTCTAGTATTATGCTCTGCCAATTCAGAAGCATATCTAATACCTTTGGCTTTGAATGTTCTTTTAATCATACCTCGATTTGTAGTAACTTTGTAGTTTTTTTGTAAGTGCATATTGATACATGCGTAACCTAAGCGAATAGTCATTGTTTTCCTCCCTGGATATAAATTATTATATCATGTAAAATATTTTGTTGCACTTTTCGTATACTTAAAATATGAGGGTCTATTTTATGGAAAAAATAAAGTCTTATATTATTTGGGGGTTATGTATGTTGTCTATAACAGGGTTTTGTTTTTTAATTTTAACACATTTTTTAAGTTGTTACGGAAAACAAAAAGAAGTAGAAGTAGCTAAACCAGTTTTTGTTGAAGAACACACAGACAAATTATCAAACTTTGTTTTTCTCATAAAAGAATCCCATTCATTATGTATTGCTGATGAAGAATCAAGTTGCGATGAAGAACCTGAAATGATTCCTGTTGCGTCAGCATCTGGTCTTATTTTATCGTCGTCTACTTCACATATATTTATTTTAACAGCAAACCACTTTTGCGAAACATCAAACATTGAAAAAGTAATGGGTGAAATTAAAATTAGAGCATTTATAGGTGAATCTAAAAGATTAGTTGATGTTGTAACATACACTTCCGAAGCTGATTTATGTCTACTACAAGGACTAAAATACAATGGAGAGGAATTTAAAACAACAATTCTAGCAAAAGAAATGCCTTTAATAGGTGAAAGAGTAATCAATGTTGCTGCACCTGATGGCATGGCGTCCCCTCACACACGTTTAATGTTTGATGGTATTTTTGCCGGTTGCGAGAATTTTCAATGCATTTACACAGTACCTGCGACTTTTGGAAGCTCCGGCTCAGCAGTTTATAACGAAAAAGGTGAGCTAATATCAGTTTTAGTTGCAGCTGCCACTAATTTTGAAAATGTTTCAATGGGTCCTCACGTAATATTAATACAAACTTTAGTAGATACAGTTCAAAAAGAAATAGATATATATTAATAAAAGGTGTGGAATGAAACTATATTTGGATGAGGGCTTAAAATATAGCCCAGAACAAATGAAATTAACCGGAGAGTTTATTCTCTTTTGCGCTGATAGTTTACCAATAGAAGGAGAATTTGAAGTACACCTTGTTAATTCTCGGGAACCTCACGGAATATCAACTACAGCGCTTTATGAAGTTGGAAATAATTGTTGTAAAGTTTATTGTAAAAATAGAGCACTAGCTGACGTGTTGAGATCAGTTGCACATGAAATGACACATATGATGCAGGACCAGTTAGGTATTTTAACAGGTAATATTAGGGATGCAGGTGGATTTCATGAAGATCAAGCAAATGCAAAAGCAGGTGAACTAATTAAATTGTTTGCTAAAAGTTCTCCTGAAAGAAAAATGATATACGAATCGCTCAAGAGATCGTTGGCGTAGAACCGCCCAAATATTTACTTAAAAATTTACCGTAACCAGTTGGTACGTGTATTCCATCACCTGATCTAGGTTTATAATTCTCAACAGACAAATCACTACAAGGATTTATAAAATAAGTAGGTTGTTTAGTGTGTGCTTTAACGACAGGTTTAATAACCTCTTCGTTTCTTTTACAACGACTTTCTCTTTTCTTCAACCAGTATTTTTCACTACTTTCTTCTTTAGAAACCATTGAATTATTTGAGCTTGGTTCGAACGCAGGTGGCCCACCAATCCAAACAATTGAGGCATTAGGCGCTAATTCATAAATTTTATCTAATATCGATTTGCAATTTGATGCTTTGTTAGATGGATGACCACCTAGAGTTAGCAATACTAACTCTGCATCTTTAATGGAATTACTAAAATTAGATTGATTTACAACAGTTCCTGCATGACCACCGCTGAGCATGCACACCCTTTCATTACCAATACTGAATCTATTTTTAATCCACTTACCTAAGCCACGGCCAACTTGACTGTCACCAATTAAAGCAACAGCTCCACTTGGAACGTTTAAAACACTTCTATTTACTTTTTCGCTACTAAATTTAGTTGATTTTTTATTTGATATACTTGTAGTGTCGTTACCAATTCCTACACCACCGAAAGAACCAAAACTAAAATCACGACCAGATTGTTCAGTTAATCCTCCGCCACCAGGTCCAAATTCAAGAAAGTCTCTAGCACTCTTGTAACCATCTGCAGATTTGTGACCACCGTATTTTTTTGTGTCTGCTTTAGCTCTCGCAAAATCCCAACCAAGTTCTTCCATGTAATATCTACCGACATAAGCTCCGGTTCTATCAGCTCCGTGTGTGCAATGAATTAAAGTGTTACCTTTTTTTAGCATTTCTTTAGCTTTGTTAAATTTAGATCGATTACCCATATTGTCTTCACCGATAAAATTTTTAAAAACATTTAATCCTGCTTTTACAGCATTATTTGCAGCAGCTCTACCACCTTGATCAGCATTCAATGAAATTACATTTTTAATTTCATATTCTTCACTTAATTCTTTCCAGAAGTCAACTGTTGGGTTTGTATGTTTTTTCTTGATTCCTGCGCGATAATTGTTTTTGTTATCTAATATTTTATGAAAGTTAATTCCGCCCTTTATTCTTTCGCCCAACCTTCCTTTCCAAGAGTCCTTTCCACTCTTTGTGTTGCTTGAAAGTTCTGATTTTTTATTAATGCTATCAACACTTTCTCTAAAATATTTTGCGTACTCTTTTACGTGGTTTATATAATCAGTACTTCCTTGACCGTAATACATTGCAACAGCATCTGACCAGTTATTCTCGCCACTGTTAACTAATTTTTTAAACCTAGAATTAGATTTATGATTAACCCACTTAATAAACGCACGTTGAGAATAATCAATAGGGTTAGACTGAAAATCATTATATAATCTCACACCATCATTATTGTACTCACCTAACATGAAGTACCCTAATACTTGGTATAAACCTATTGCTGCCCCTGTTATTGTTCCTGTTGGGCTAATTTTATACATTTTTTCAAATACAGGTTTATTCTTAGTGTGAGCATTGAAGTAAGAACCAGAATACTTTTTCCCCGACACAGACGGCTTTCTAGTCTCAACGCCCTCTTTTTTCCATGCATTAATAATTCGCTTTCTTTCTTCTTCGGTTATACCCACGTTAGTTGCGTATCTAGATTTAGGCACACTAAGTAAGTGTGGGTTTAAAGCCATCGCTTTTGCCTTACCGCCAGATTCTCTAGTTTGTATACCATATACAAAGTCAATTCTTAAACCTGTTGCAGCAGCCATCTTTCTCACAGACTTAATATTAGCAGATCGCTTAGCACCTGAAGCTTTAAGTTTGTCGTTTAATGCAGTACCGTCAATATTTGCAAGATCGTCATTACTAATATCAATGTTTTTATCACTGGTTTTTTTGTCGTCTTTTTCATCATCGCTGTCACCGAAACCACTAGAACCAATACCTACCCCACCAAAAGATCCAAACTCTGCACTTCCACCTGCACGCTCTGATTGTTCTTTAATCAACGCGGTTCTAATTAATTCTCTTAATTCTTTCTCGTTGTGAATCATCATATCAATCCCCTTAAACGTTTTTAACGCCCCCTGGAACAGTAACTGTCATGAAAAACTTTCCGCCGCCTAGTCTTCCTTTATAGTTAACTTCATCTTTGTCAATAGTATCACCTTGCGCTGCTAGTAAATCTTTAATACTTTTTAAAGTACCAAATTTGAAAGCAAGGAGCTCTGATAGTTTTTGTACTTTACCTAAAAGAATCTGGCCGTTTACTTTTCCGTTCCTGTTAAAAGAAACTTTAAGAATAATGCCTTCATTGTCTGTACCTGAGAAGTTTGGCTTTTTAATACCTTCAATTATTTTAAGTGATACTGCTCTTGTTGTACCAGGATCAAAACCCATGTCTTCTAAAGTATTAACCCCAGTTTTTCCAGTCTCAACTCTAATCTGGACACCTCTTTCACCAATTCCTGTATTTGTTGATTTAGGTGTACCACTTCCTAAAGTAGGATCTACTTCTTTTTGTGCACTCGTTTCTGTTTCACCTTCACCACTCGGCGCTTTTTCACTATCAGCCAGTAATGTGCCAGGACCAACTGAACCAGGTAGCTGCTTACCATTACCAAACTCAACGTTACCATTATACATATCTAAAATCATTGCTAGCGCACCAGAAGGTCTAGCAACATAACCAACATAATTAGGTCCGTTATCATCTTGAAGTGCTGATGCCATTTCACCCCACATGTGATGCCCGTCATTGTATCGGTCTTGATCCGGATCTTGACTAAAAACAGGATGATTATCAAAGGAGTGATTTACAACAACATCCCATAGTCTGTCTGTGTCTGCACCCCATCTACCGTCTTCTTCAGTTGGGCTTGCTGTTAAATTGTATTTTTGCAAATATCTATTCATAACTTTTTGCATAGATTCAACATCATTATACCTTTTACCAGGTGTAACATCCCCGCCCCTTGTTGCTGGAATGTCATCTTCACCCTCAGTTGTCCCATCATCAATGTCACTACCGTCAATGTCACCACCATCACTACCGGTCAACCAGTCGAAAAATTCACTAAGTTTTTTTCCTATGTAACTGAATAATCCTGATAATCCTCCTGTAAGGGCTGCGATTCCACCAACAAACACTCCAGACCACCAAGAAAAAGCTTTATCTATTTTTTCTGCAGCCCAGTTATAAGAAGTTGTTAAACCGTATTTGATTGCTTCCCACGTTTTACTAGCAAATGCTTTAATCTTTGCAATAATCACGTCAAATAATGGAGGTTCTAATTCGTCAAAAAATTCATTACCAATTGCAGTAAAATCGCTCCCAAAAGTACCATAACCAGATAAAATTGAAATATCTCGCCCCATCAAGTATGGGCCTAGTTTGTCATGAATATTTTGTTTAAAAGGTAATAGTTTTTTAAGAAAAGCATCCTCAATTGCAAACTTATTCTTAACTAAATCGTTTATACCCTCTGTATTAAAGTTAGAAAATGAAACATCATATTTTTCACAGAGATAATATATGTTGCTTTGGTCGGTTTTGTTGTAACTTTCTGCCCTAAAATCATCAATTGTAACAACAAAATGATCAGACATCACAGCACCGTCCCATTTAAATTCATACGTTCCAGCATCAATAATCATCCCCACACGAATGTCTATTTGATGCAAGTCATAAACAGTCAAATTTGGATTGGTAAAAATTGAAGTTAAGGCCTTTTCTGGTGCATTGTCATTAACATTACCAGATCCTGCACCATCCCTTGTGCCACTGTTGTGTAAAGTTCTAACAAATTCATCAGCAATTGCCTGTGGATCCACTTTTGGATTTTTAAAGGCAGCGGGAAATGTACCAGAGAAGTCAGCTTTTGGTATTCCTAAAAAATTCTCAGCTGAACCTTGTGCCTTTAAATCATCAATTGCTGCTGCTATTTCCGTTTGATACTTATTAAGATCAGTTTCACCAGGTGGTATACCATAATCAGCTGTGAAAGTCGCTGGTAATTCTGGCATATTTATTTCACCACTTGATATACCTCTTGCTAACTCATTTGCAAAATTAACAACTGGGTTGTTTACTGCATCTTTCAAGAATAGTTTTTCAGGTTCGGAAAAAATATTGGCCTCTGCAAGTTTATCTTGTAAGTAATTTCTAGCAGCATACACACCACCTGATAATAAAGCAATAGCACCGACGTAAACAGCAAAATGACCAAGTGGTAGCGTGAGTATTGTATATGCACCATACCCACCAATTATGAGTGTAGCAATATCCACAACATATGGTAATATTTCATTAATTGCAGAGGGCGACTGAACACCTGCGATAGACCTAGCTAGTGTTGCAAGCGTTCCGCCAATACCACTCTGCTCCATTAGAACTAGTTCTTGAACTTTTGTATGACGCGTCGCTTCATATACAATTAAGCGTCTTCTTATAACTTCTCTAACTTCGTTTTCATTTAAAAACATGTACAACCCACTTTATTCTGATTTGGCGCCCATCATACTAGACAGTCCAGACATTGCCATTTTACCTAAGCCACCAGCAGCGGCATCTTTTCCTAGCCCAAGAAGACTTCCAAATATTCCACCACCAGACTCACCAGATTCACCGCCACCAGAGAAAAGTCCTTTTATTGCATCCATAAGTTTGCCTTCACAAACAAATTCTCTCATCGGTTCTTGCAAGTAACCTTTTACTAAACCCACAACAACTTCGTTTATTGCTTCAGCAGGGACTGCTGAAAGTGAACTTTCTAAAGCACCTTGAACTTTATCAGCATTACCTGCATCTAAAAACTTGCCTGCAAGATAAGAAATTACTTTTGCACCACCAAGTTCAACAACGGTTTCTGTGATTGCTTCGGTTAACATTCCCATAATCTCATCACATTTGTTACTTCCAAAATACTTAGCTAGTTCTGTGTAATCAACAGCTTCTAAAACGTTTTGAAAAAACTTATGAAGAATAGGATCAGAAGTTTCGTTAACACCTAGAAAATTTAAAACTGCACTAGACAAATATCTTTTAATTAAATCAAAACCTGCGTCCATTAATCCTTCTTGAATTAATAGTTGCGCTAATCCTTCATTAATTTGAAACTGTGTCAAGCCTTTTTTGATTGCTTTAGATTCGAACAAAATCATTTTATTTTCAACAGAAGCAATATGTTCATGAAGCAATTCCTGTCTTTTGAATTCTTCCCTAATTAACTTTCTAATTTGTCGTCTTTGCGCATTACTTACTTGCATTTAATAGCCTCCTATTTTTTAATAAACCATTGTTAATATATATTAAGTAAAATTTTCTATATCTCAATCACATATCTATATTTTTTAGACGGAACAATACTTCTTTTTTGGTGAGGTTTACACTTAAAAGCTTCTATTATGTTAAAGTCTTTATCTAAAAAAATAATGGTTAAGGGAATAAATGTATTTTTCATAGTAAAACTATGCTGCACATCATCGTTGTATATAAATATCATCCCATGCTTTCTAGGTAATAAAGAAATATTAGATAAACCATTTGACTTTTTAGCAGAAGTATCAGCAACCCACAAGGTATAACGACCTCGGCCGTTAATATTTGTTTTTATTTTTCTATAATTTTTAAATTTTTTAAAAGCATCATTCATAGTGCAACACGCGTGTAATTTTATTATAATATAAATATAATACAAGGAGAAATAATAATGTTATCAATCATACTAACATTTCTAATTAGTAACGCCAACGCTGATGAATTACATTATAACTGGGTTTGGGAAACCTCACCATTAATTGAAATATGCCCAGATTCTAGCATGACAGTCAATGAAGTTGCAAAAAGCATTGCTTACTGGGAACATCAAGGTGTTGAAGTTGATATTACAAGTATTAATTACGTGGAAAATTGTGACATTACAAAAAGAAATGTGATACAAATAATGGGCGACAGAAACATTGATCACGCCAAAGAACACGCAAAAACAAAAGTTAAATGGTATTACTACGGTGAAAAAAATGAAAACACAATACTTTACATTAAAGCAGCACAAGTTCAGATACCACAAAACAACAAAGCAATGGAAGACATTGTACTTCATGAAATTGGTCACGCACTAGGATTAGGACATTCACATCATGATATAATGAAAGCAGTACACTAAATCCGCCACAATTTAACTAACTTATCAAAGATCGGCAAACGAACACCCCAGTTCTGATGTTGATCTTTTTCCATATGATGTGCGTAATGCCAAGGCAACCATTTCTTACCCCACTCAACATCTATGTGTGACTTACGGTGAACATAATAATAAGCCAAAGCAGCGTATAACAGAGTTAACCAAAAATAAGGTATGATAAACAATAAGGGCGAATGAGAAAGAAGCAATAGAGATAACCCTAGAACCTCAAAAGCACTACTTTCTTTAGATAGCGTAAGATAGTTTTCATCATACATTTTATTTTTTCTTGCTATTTTATGATGCGTCCCAAAGTGTCTTTTAAAAACTTTCTTAAATTTTTTATTATTATGTAGAACGTGTTTATGTATAAGATACTCTGCAGCATGTCCATATATCCAACCTGAAATAATCTGCAAAGCAATCCACATAAAACAACCCCCCATATTTTTATGTATGGGAGGTTTATATTACTTGACTTAAAATTTAATTAATTTTTAGCTGTTGCCATCAATATAAGAATTTAAAAAGTTCTGGAACGCTTTTGCTTCTTTAACAGTCATAGTAATCTGTGAACGTGAAGTAAAATAAGAATCATCTGATGGACTAGTAGTAATTGTTACTGTGTTTGATCCTGCTTTGTGAGACTTAGAGTCACGACTGATGTTAAAATTGAAACGTTTTGTGTTTTTTGACTTAGTAAATTGCATGTATTTTCTCCTATACTCTGCGTGCTTCTGGATTTAAATCCATTACTAACATTATACCAAACACATAGACGCTTTACAAAATAAATCTTAATTAATTATACACTACGATATTCTGTGTACAACCAAATTAACCCAATCAAAACACCTATGATAAACGCAGGTTCAGATACCATTACATTCTATTTGTTCATAATACAAACAATGTAAGTCGCACCATCGTGCTTCATCTGCTCAATCTTTTTACCAGATTTTCCACCTTTCATCTTACATTTTTGCTCTGCTAGTCGTCGTGCCATATTAACATCATTCATTAATTTACCTACACCGACTGCTTTTTTACCGTCTTCACCAAACTGCTCTTCAGCTTCTTTTTGCGCCGCTGCAGATTCGCCCTTCTTCTCAGATAAAATTCTTACTTCACGCAAAAGTAAACTTCTTAATTGTCTTCTATTTAATTTCATATTAACTCCAGTATCCATTATAACTATCTAGAAAACAATCATTAATCCTAGCGAAATTTTTCGGAGAAAATTAAAAAGCGCCAGTGTCAACTGGCGCGAGCTAGGGCTACCCTATGAACGCCGAGTAGGACCCCTGCGGGCCCTCCTCAGCTCACTACTCTCTACTCATCCCTCACTACATGCGTCAAATGCCAAACATCATAATACTCAGGACACTCATAAACTTTTACTACTTCACACCTAGCTTTATCATTTATCTTCTCACACACAACTTCAATCTCATCACGATCTAAATAAGCACGCTTCAATCGACCTCGATGATCCCGACACTTACACACCCGATAATGTGCATCATTTAAACGAGTCCTCAAATGCCACTTATCACAACGCGCACAGCGATAAGGCACTAACTTACGATGCTTCCGCTTACATGTCTTAGCATATCGTCGCGCATCAGCCTTACTATAAAATACCATCATCGGCCGACCAGATCCTAAATGAACACAACTCACTTCGTCACCTCCCAAGACCAAATACCACCACGACCCGAGAAAACATCGTCACTAAACATCGACTCAATCTCCGCCCAAGCGCGATCCATACCCACTTCAGGAATCGGAGTACTATGCTTAAACTCACCTCCCACATTATTATAAAACCTCAACTTACCATCAAGCATGCAATAACTCCCAGTCATCAAATCATTAGACTCAACAACAGGCAATAAATGTCGATGCCGGCTGACCCAAGCAGAAAACTCCTCACTCGAAATCTCTAACTCATCCCATACATGATCATTCTCACCCTTAATAGGCAATGCCTGGAAAACCTTCCAGCGATCAGGCGCGAGCCGCGCAACTAACTCAGACATGTTATCATAACGATTATGCCGACAAACGACAGTATTCAGCTTAAGATTATAACCCAATACCTTAGCAGCATTCCAACTAACAAGAGAACGCTCAAGATGCTTACTATAACCTTTTTTAATCTCGCCAGCTCGACCACGACCAATCAAAGCATGCAAATGATCATTCGACGCGTCAATAGAAAAACCAATCCAATGAAGGTGCACACGCATTTTATCTAGCCAACGAGGTGTGACTTTGGTGCCATTAGTCACTAAACATGTGGTAAAACCCATCTCTGCTGCCAAAGTGATTCTGTGATCAATACGGCGATCTAACATGGGTTCTCCACCAACAAAGGTAATCTTGCGAACACCTCGTGTATAGAGATCTGCGTAAAGTTTAGGGATAGGATAATCGGATTTTTCTTCTATATCCGCGAAGTGTGCAAAACAGAATTTACACCGGTAGTTACAACGAGGCTCGAAATGCCAGTTAAGTGCGACAGGAAGGGACACTCGTCCCTGCGTAGGTATATTCATATGTCACCCCTATTATTGTCTAGAAGTGAACTGAAAACGTGAGACGTCAGTTATAGGCGATATCTCGACCTGATAACTTTTGTCCTGAACACTATTCAATCGCAAATAACGAGAAACCTGAGAGGCACACTTCGTGTAGAAGTGATCGCTTTGTAGTAACTCGAGAATCTCAGGTTCAGAAAACTTGCCCGGAAATATTTTACTTGTCGCTGTGTGGATCTTCCAACTTGCAATATATTCTTCATCACGCACGTGATTCTTGAAATCAGGCAATAAACTGAGGTTAGCGATGGCTCCCCGGATATTCGCCGGATTCTTTTTTACGTAAAACTTAAAGCGATTTTTCTTCGGGAAATACGCGACAACAACTGACAAAGGCTCCACTAGTGGATTATGGTCGACCTTGCTATGTTGTGTAAGGTCATCGATACGATCAGCACGAATTCCTTTTTCTTTTGTACTATCGACTGAAACGATAACACGATGTGGATCGATTACTCGCCCCATTGCACCGACTCGGCACGTGTAAAAGTTCTGCACTGGCATTCCGTCCAGTGTGTTGAATATGTCTAACAATTGTATGAGGTCATTTGGAATACTATTTTTCATTGCAATCTCCTATGCTTAAATTTTTGTTTATAGTATTGTTTGCCATATGACCCTGACAAGGCACCGCACGCCCAACGGTCGCTGAAAGTGTTAGCGTTAACATTAATATCATACACCGTTTCTATCACGGTTACAATAGTTTTTTAAAATTTTCCGGAGAAATTTTTGTGAGAATTTAAAGCTTAAGCTGTTCCACCGGTTCCGTCGTCAGCAAGACCCTCATACCATGCTCTCCAAGCTGGGTCTTTCTTTAAGAATTCACCCAACGACTTTAAAGCATCCTCACTTACATCACTCAACACACCCGGACGATCTGGAGGTCCATTCCACCAGTCACCATCCAACTCACCAAATACACGACGCATCTCTTCTTCTCGATACATGTCGTAAGGTGGACCATCAGCTTCGCTTATAAGTGCACTTACCTCTTCTAATAACATGTTTTGTAATTGTCTTCTTGTTAATCTCATTATATCTCCAATGTTGTATATAACTATCTAAAGGTTCACCAAAAGTTCAAAAGAAATTTTTGTGAGAAATTAGGCAATGCTTAAGGCTTATATGAGATTATATTTTTGTCGTAAAGCAATCGATATGTAACTCTCAACATCGTATAACGCGTCCCTGAGTTCATCTGGGTTTAATGCATCTTGAAGTGTATATATCGCGCTTCTTGCATCTTGAGTCTCAGGACTGTCATCATTACCCACAACCATTAAGAGACCCTCGATAACTGCATCCGACGCTGGGAAGCTAGTTTGACTAGCGAGTGTATCTTGCTGTTTCATACCGCGGCCGTACGCAGCCGCTGACATTTCTTGCAAGATCATTTTTCTAATGTGTTTTCTGTTGAGTTTCATCGTGTCTCCTGCTATACACTATAACTATCTCAAAGGCACCCAAAATTTCCGGAGAAATTTTTGTGAGAAATTAGTCAATGTCCACTGTCTGGCGTGCAGAAAAAGGCCCTAAAACTTTTATTGCTGCTGTGTGTTCGTATATTCCGGTAAGTTAATCAAAAAATGCCCGTGTAGTAAAATTGTACTTAGGCCCAGCTGGGCTATGGCCCCCTGCCGGTGGGCATTATAGGGGCCCGCGCGCCTAGGGCCCGCCCTCCGGGGGTCAGAGAGGGGCTCAAATAGGGGCCCAAAATAGGCCCTCGATAGTGTAACCGGGATCGCCCTGTGGTATAATAATAATGTCCACCCCACTCGAACTGGGGCACATAGGACAGGCACCGGAGGGGATCGGCTCCAAAAGTGTAACAGTATTCCAACTGTGGTATACTAAATAAGTCCACCCGGACAAATAACCAATAACCATAACCAACGGAGTCATTATGACTAATATGAAAGCCCTTACAAACCTTCTTGTTGAAGGTGTTCTTACCCAATCTGAGTTTGATCGTTTCGAAAAGCGAGTCCAACGCGCCGAAGCCAAGGCAGCCGAACACCTCCTGGTGGTTGGTCTGAGCCAAGAGGTGGTAGCCTTTGTGATCCCAGGTACCCAGTACAAAATCAGTGACCTGGTTCTCGGTGTGATGTCGATCAAAGCACCTTGTCACGGTTACAAAGAGACCGCTGAAGAACGTAAGTTCCGTGACGGTGTGGCCAAGCCTCGTATGATCGCTGCCTTGGAATTGTTGGGCGCTGATAAACACGGAACTGGAGCCCAAACCCGTTACAGTATTGGACAAGCCGAAGCTGCTGAGCTCGCCCCGGTAACTGAGGTTGAGGCAACTGAAGAGAGCTAAGGCCTCTCGGATCTGAGATGATCCACACCCCACCGAAAGGTGGGGTTTTTTTTGGCTTCCGTACGAGACTAGTCGCTCTCCGCTCCTCCCTGAGCGCGAGACAGCGAAAGGACGGTGTTGTGTTCATTGTCCGGGCGCGAGATACTTAGGGATATGCAACCTCCTCACGTGCCTCCGCCGCGTCTCACTCCCCATCTCCGACCGGGATTCTTGATTGAATGGTCTGATGATCGATCGGGTGTGAGATACATTGGGATCATCTTGGCTGTTCACTTCCACGGGATAGCCGAACCGTTAGAGCACTATGTGACCGTATTATCTCCTTGGGGTGATACGGTTTTCGTGCGTCAGATAACTGATGTGCTAGCTATTATGCATAACTCTCTATTCCTCTTCCGCGCGAGATGACGCTACCATAGCTCCCAGATCCGGAAGTCTGTGATGTAGATATATGCCGAGAGCGCGATCACTCCTGTCCAAGCGAGAGCGCGAGCTAGTGTGCTAGCACATCCCGGATCTTCGTGCGCGAGATGATTTGTGTCCTGCAATGTTGCCTCCTCTGCGAGATGACTCGCGTGTAAAAAGTGCCGTGCGCGAGATGATCATCCGCGAGATACATTTTCCTCGGGGCGCGAGATCAGACGTGCGCGAGCTGTCTAGTCCTCCTGTCGGTGTATACCCACCACTGTCCTTCCAGAGTTACCAACTCTGTCACCGCTCCCTTGCGCGAGACATCTAGTCCTCCAGCGCGCGGAAGCTTAACACCAACCACGGAGTTTATTCGAATGTAAGTGCCTCGGGCCGGACTTGAACCGGCACAGCTGTACAGCCGTCAGATTTTAAGTCTGATGTGTCTACCTATTCCACCACCGAGGCATATGAGTTCTAAGGGTCCATCTCCATCTCCTATATCTAGTATACCACGCCTCCCCCGAGCTTTACACTATCCCGAATCACTTTTTGCGGCAACCCGCCCCGGCGAAGACTCATAAAAGTACTGTCCGTCGTGTAATGATTTAGGCAAAGTGACTCGCCGAGTTCCTCTGATCTTGCGCGCTTAGTCCGAACTGACGACTGAGCAGATCTCAAAGATACACAGTGAGACAGGATGTCAAAAGTAGATACCCTTATTCATAGTGATCCAAGACTCCAGGTACCGCCTTATTACGAGCCTGACTGTGGTTCTTTGACCACTGCGGTTCTGATGTTGTGTACAAGTTTTCATTGTGCGAGTCCTGAGATGAGAGAGATGATTTGTTCGGGTGTTTCGAGTACGTGAATGTGGCCGCCGAGTCGTCCCGCTCCCCACGTGATTTCAGTGATATCGGGACAGTCTGCTGGTCCTAGTTCTAGTTCTATTTTAGCGATGTGAGTGGGGTTGATCCAGATTGGTTCGAGGATAGTGCGGTCTACTTTTTTAGAAGCGCCGTGTCCCGATGTAACGAAACTGACTGTATTGAGTTTGATAAGCATATGAGCTCCTTGGTTATTGGTTATGGATATAGTATACTCTGTTCTCTGTTCCGTTGCACTAATAAGTGTTCTGGTTATTTGCTTGCTCGTTTCCGTCTGTGGAGTTCCAATGACACTGAGTGGGAGTTGTTGCGGGCGATCCTCATCTGCAGGAGTTCCGCGCCTCCGTTCATATAGGAGGAGAGCTCTTCGATTGTTGCCTGGAAGTTTGCCAGGATCTCCTCGAGTCTCTCAGTTGTGTGGTTACCGTAGATTGCTTCGAGTCTTTCGTCTGTATATTCGTTCATCGTATCTCCTAGTTGGGGTTCTTTATTATCATACTACACTTTGGTAGCAGTTGCACTTTTGTGTTTCGCCGTTATTTGCTTGCTCGTGAGCGACCAGCCGTTTTGATATGATTGTGAAGAGTGGAAAGAGTAGAAGTAGTCCGAGTATATCCATTGGTGTCTCCTAAGCTGCAGTGATTTCGCATCGGTTTGTGTAAGTCCAGTATGAGATTTTGTGTGTTCCGTGAATGAGACCTAGTGCCTGCTCATCAGTAACTGGGATGAGGTGTGTCCGAGTGCCTCGCTTCTTTCGGTAACCTGCACACCACTGGGGTGATTCCCGTCTGTTTCCTGGCCACCATTCGAAATGTTTGCCATTGATTTGTGCAACAAGCTGACTTCGTTTAGCGATTCGCAGAGCTTCTGCTGGTGTGAGCATAGCGAGTGCGACTGCGGTTCCCATTCGCTCTTCGGGTTCTCCTGCCGGGTTCCAATCATATTTGATTACAACACAGTCACCGTCTTGTTCTAAGATATCAGGATTACGGTGGATCACACCTTCTTCATCCGTGACAAAGACTGTTGTGGGAGGAAGTTCTTCTGGGCGTGTTCCAAACGGGGTTTTGACTTGTTTGTAGAGTTTGATTTTCATATTTACCTTGGTTGGGGTGTGAATATAGTATACCACACATTTAGGGCAGTTGCACTTTTGTTATTTGCTTGCTCGTGAGTGCTTTGCTGCTTCTTTGTCGAGGAAGAGTTGTCGTACATCTGGGATCAGCAAGTCTGGCTTGGCAGGTTGTCTGATTGGTGCCACAAAGATGACGCTAGGTTTGGTGAGTTCTGCTGTCAGTTCCACATCAGAGAAGTCGATATATGTGACTTCTTGAGTTTTTGCTTCAATGTTTTGGGGTTCTGCTTGAGCGAATGAGATGAGTGCTAGTAATAAAGTCATTTGAGTTTCCTTGGTTTGTGTTTTGAGGTTTGTGATCGTGCTACGCTTGGATTGGTTCAGGCTTTAGCGGTAGCTTCGTCCATCCGGTAAGTTGGACTGCTCTTTTGGTGCCTTTAGCTGGGGATGTTCATTGTTTCCTCCTTTATGTGTTTAGTATACCACAATTTTGGTGCTGTTGCACTTTTGTTATTTGCTTGTTGTCATAGCCAGTTCAGATCCAGGTGTTACTGATAATTGTCTAGGATTGATGATGATAGTGTTGAGATTTTTCATTGAAGCTTTTTTGGCAATTGCGACAATGACCAATGAGTTCACGACTAGGAATGGCAGCATATCAACTGATAGTGTTTGAATGATGATTGCTTCGGCGCAAGCAATGGCGATCACTGTTGCGAAGGTGCTGTGTTTGAAGTCTTTGATTGGTTTCATATTATCTCCCCTGGTTATGAATATAGTATATCACACTTTTAGGGCAGTTGCACTTTACTAGCGTTTTTGTGGTTCAATGTAGTCAAACCCAAGGAGTTCAAAGACTTCATTCTCTGTTTTGCCTGCCGCTAGATTATTTCCGTCTCCGTCAAACAGACCGTGTTGACTCAACTTCAGGTCTCTCGCTTTGGCGGCTTTCCTGAGTTTGATGTTGTTCCATTTCGAACCAGTCCACATTAGAGTACAGGTTCCCCAAGTCTCTTGAGTTGCTTCATAGAACTCCACTTGGACCCCGTCAATGAGTGCAGTGTTTTGGGGTTTACCGTTCTTCTTAGTGCCGAACTCTTCGAGTAGCCAAGCTTTGACTGCTTCGTTCTCACTGTCAATAAAGACTATATCCAAGTCTCCGCTTGTTTTACTTCCTCGCCTCGCTGATCCACATAAAAGTATTTTGTCTGCTTTACAGCCGAGGTTATGGTTGAGCACAATACTTTCAAAGAGATTGTGTGCTTGTTCGTTTGTTATTCTGTTTCCGTCTAAAGCTTTTCCGCCCATACGAGCCTCCATTGGTTTTGGTTATTTTGTGTTTATAGTATATATTGTTTGGGTGTCAGTTACACTACCCGCGTTCTCTGACTATTCGCCAGCCTTCCACAGACCTGCGACCTTTTAGGGTGAGTCGAACTTGAGTCTGTCCAGATTGTGATGGGATCTGTTGTGGGCCACAAGTTTCCAGCAGCCCGTTCGATCTGAGTGCAGCTGAGACTCTTTTGAATGTCTCCCACTGAATGGCTTCAGGGTTTCGCTCCCATACTTCTTTCCGTGTTCCGGGTCCAGCCAAGAACATTTCCAATACGATCCATTTTGTTTGCTTCTTTTTCATTTGATGTTCCTAAAGTCTTTGATTGATTGTATTGCACAGCCAATGATTACGAAAGTGCCAAGTACGAGCCAAAGCTCACCTAGTGTTTGTAGTATGATTTGATGTTCGGGTTTCATTATGCCTCCAGCTTGTAGTCTTGAATATACTCGACGAACTCTGTGATAGGGAATGATTGTCCCGGGCCGTCTAGTTCACGAAAGAATGAAACAAGATTATCTTGTGTTCCTGTGATCAGGTACTCAGCAACAGATCTAGGTAAACTGTTCTCAAGCTGATCATTACTCGGATGTATCGAAAGATTATTTGCTTTGAGCATTTCGCTAAGCTCTAATATGTCTAAGTCTTCTGTGTATGTGAATGGAACTTCATATTTCATATTATCTCCTTGGTTGTGTGGTTTTAGTATACTATATTATTGGAACTGTTGCACTTATTCTTCTTTGTCAGTCAGACTTATTCCGTCATACAACACGTATCCACCCGCCAAAGAACTTAGAACCAATAATCCGTATGTTCCAAAGAGACCGAATGTACCTATTATGATAATCACCGGTGAGATAGTTGCGAACACATAAGCCAGACCATCCTCAACTTTAAGCACTTTGTTTGTGAGTGGTATCTGAAAGTCTATTGTTCTCTTGCTCATTATCTTCTTCCTTTTGCTTTTGTGACTGGAGTAGGAGGTAGTATTCTTCCCACCTGCGGTCTTCTTCTCCGAAGAGACTGTCATTCAAACTCATTAAGCCTCCGGTAAGGGTCGAGTAAACGCACGTCTGATGAGTGCTTGGAGGGTGATACCTTCCCATTCCTTTTCAGTGAACTGGCGGTCGAACATACACTCAACCTCTTCTCTAATCCACTGCATATCTCCATCAACAACAATCATTTCCTCTACTGTTTTGATGATAGTCTGTTCCATAAGTTTTCCCATTATTCACCTCTCCGCGCTTTGTTCTTTTCAATTGCTGTTCCAATCACATTACAAGTCATATATGCAAATGCTGCGATCATAAGTAGTCCTACTAAACTCATATTATCTCCTTTGGTTGGTTGTATATAGTATATCAGGCTTTGTATGGTGTTGCACTATATCTGGTTAGCTGAATGATCTCACACATCAGCCAGCCTTGCGCGTCATAAGCTCCGACGTGTTTTTGAATATATTCTCTGAGACCTGGATTGTCGCCCAAGATAAAGTCTGTTGTATCGTACGCCGCTTCGTCACTCATTGGACCGTCTAGGCAGATCGAATGCACTTCTTTCATAATCTTGTTGAACTGTGCTTTAGTCATGTCATTTCCTTGGTTGGGGTAAAGACCCACGTCACAAGCCGTGGGGGTTGTTATTGTTATCGCCGGACTTTTGAAACGGGCTCAGCGCCGGTAGCCTCACGCCCTTATTTGGGGATTTTCATTATTTCCTCCTTATGGTTATAGTATACCATTCTTTTGTGGTAGTTACACTTTACTGCCATCGGCCTTCTTTCACTTTGAAAACTCTAATAATCTGATGATCATATCCCCAGACAGTATCATCTTCATTACGGTGAATGTGGCCATCAAAACCAGGCTTACCATTCTTAATCTCATCATGCTTCGCTGTGACTCTAACAGTCCTCAACTCTCCAGTGAAAGTCTCATATCGAACTGTGTCTCCAACTTCGTAGCTTCTATCTCTTTTCATATTATCTCCTAGTGGTTGTGTTATTAGTATACTACACATTTAGTGCAGTTACACTTTTGTTAGTATCACATCTGACAGCTTAATCTTACATTGTATTTCACCATCATACATAAAGATACCATACTGTTGTGGGTTTGATTGCTTTTCAAGCTTCTTAGCAAACGCATCTCGGCGCAGATAAAACCCGGGCATTTGCTTCCGCTTCGAAGCCTTTACATTCATCTCTTTGAGTCTTGCTTCCAGCACAGCCCTTGCTTCCTGTGAAAGGCTATCATCTTTGAACCCTAACAGGACACCAGGGCTCGGTACTTTCATCTTTTGGAGTTGCTTGAATGTGATTAGCCCTCCATTCCACATATTTTCCAGAGCTTCTTCACCGCCCTTGTATTCAATCATGTATAGCTCGCCTATTTTCATTTTGCTTTCCTTCTTCTTATCGGTTTTACATCAGTTCGAACCAGCGGCTTGCCGTCTCGTATTGCCCGCAATCTTCTTATTTCCTGGGGCGTTTTCATCACATCGTCCCGGGTCTTCCTATTGGAGCGTCTTCTTTTTTGACCCGCCCGTTCCATAATCAAACGGTGTACATCATCATTTACGTGCGTCTTAATAATGCCTCGAGCTCCTATATTTCCACCGTATACAACGATCCCCGTCATTTCCCTAAAACGGTTCGAGGATACTGCGAACAATTCATGCTCAATATGCCTATCCTCCATTCTGGCTCTTTGACTCCAATGACCCGCAAGCACAACAACAGTTGGATCCGGATTTACTACCAGTATATCATCACCGTATTCATCAACACGTCCCGTATTTATCCATCGGTTTTTTATTTTATATTTCACTGCGAATAATCCCATCATTTCCTCCTTGGTTGGTTCTTATTTATTATACCACGCAGGAAGGCAGGTTACACTTTTGGTTTAAGAGTAATCCTCATTATGAATAGTCTGATACCGTTCAACGAGGTCCCACTTAAAGCTAGCCAACTTAAGTCCGTTTATGGCACCGGGAGGAGACTCGAAAGATTCACGGATTTGTCGTTCAACGCAGTCGTCTATATCTAACCACACTGGTAACTTGACTTTTCGGCCATTAGTATATTCAAGCCAAACATAACATTCCCTAATGTCTTTCATTATGCGATCCTCAATTGTTTGTTGCATTCTTTCCTCATTTTGTCTGAGTACCAGTAGATTCGACTGTAATACCCTAGTGTTCCGGTCGCACTGTCATCATTGTCGTGGAAGCCGAAGCCTTCATAGTTTCCTGACTCGTGCAAGACCATCTCAATCATTGTGCAGATACCTGACTTAAAGTCGACGGTTGCAAACTCATCTTCTCGTGAAAGGTTCTTGTTCGCCCACTTCAAAAGCATTAGCACATCTACTGTTTTCTTTCCTGGCATATTATTTCCTTTGGTTGTTGGTTGTGTATATAGTATATATGGTTATTGTTTTTGTTGCACTTTTACTTACTAAACCACTCACCTTCTGGGTTGTATTCATCAGCTTCTTTGGCCATCTCTTCTTCTGCTTCTTCGCAAGTCTTGCGGAACACATCGGATTGGCTGCGCCCAGTTGTCATTTGCAGGGCAAAGTCGGCTGCAGCACTGTATCCCTGGAGTTTGTAGTCCAGCACACAGAAGCCGATTATGTTTGATAACTGGTTACAGATCTGGTCATTGATCGGGCCTGCATCTGGTCCTTCTAGTAGATCAACTTCCACAGCAACTTTAGATGGCAGTGCTCGTCCAGCATCTATGTCACCATCTGTGTCCCATTCGATGTGGTGTGCTAATAATGTAATAGTCATATTATTTCCTTTGGTTGTTGGTTGTGTATATAGTATATATGGTTATTGTTTGTGTTACATTTTCCGTTGTTGGTGATACGCCCACCCTTTCCCAGTGGTAACCAGCCACTGCACCGCCGACCTCAACGCGCCTCCTAAGTGAGAATGATCAATTCCACACCGGATCGCCTATTTCAGTGTTGAAGTCAGCTTAACACCAACCACGGAGTTTATTTGTTTTGAGATCTTTTCCTGTTTTCGAAGTCGTCTAGATGGTTTTCCGCGAACTTATCGAGGAACATCAATGCTTCTTGGATTACATATCTTGTATCGCTCCACTCATTTGTTTCCTCTGGCGGAGGCAAGTCATGTGTCTTTGACCATTCTGTAAGCCATTCAGTTATTGCATGATAATCGGCCGCTTGAGCTGAGTCTGAATACCTGGCACACAGTGTGAATAGTTCGGCCCAGTCACTTTGTGAATATAGAGATGATGGTAACATATTATTTTCCTTGGTTATTGGTTATGTATATAGTATATAGCGCGTTTGGTTATGTTGCACTTTTACTATCCAGCTAGTAAAGCTTTGACCTCAACGGGTATTTGTCTTAAGATATATTCCAGCGATTCATCGTAGTGGACATATTCCTCGACTTCTTCAATCAGGTCCTCTACAACTTCTTGATTGATTGCTAAGTTTATGCTTTTTCGCAGTAGCTTAATGTCGTAGAGGATTTGATCTACTGCATCTGATTGACGGAAGCGATCGGCAATCGATTCTATGTTGTTGTCGTATTGTTGTGCTAGCGTCATAATGTTTCCTTGGTTGATTGGTTATGTATATAGTATATAGCGCATTTGGTTATGTTGCACTATTTGTCTTCATTCTTCTGGCCGTGATTAGCAACGATACCGCCGGCTATCAAAGCTGGAATGGAACACATAACTAAAAGCATTCCAATCGCACCGATACCTGTAATAACTGTCATGATTGTATTCATATATTCCTCCTATGCACACACGTTTTCACATGTGTCATCAAACATCCATAAGTCCCATTT